GCCACCGGGGGGGTTCCCCCGCCCACGCTTGCGGCCTAATGCCCTGTTTACCGTCGCCGCATCGACGCTTGCCCCCTGGCGGGCGGCGGGGTTTCCGGCCCCGCCGCCGTTTCCGTCTTTTCACCCGCTCCCCCTCATGCTATAATCAAAAGAGGAAAGGGGGTGAAAACGTGGATTCCGAATTGTATTCCATGTTGAACCTGTATAAATCCAAAAATCGCGCATTGTCTGTGCAAGATGTTATGCTTCTTATGGATTCCACCGATACGGAGGTTTGGCCTCCTATCAAAAATTTGTTTGATTCCGGTTATTTACACGTTGTCGGCGGATATGTTGCGGAGGACGGCTCTATTGCAGTAGACACCAAACTTCGCATTACATACGCCGGGGAATTGGCTTTGCGGGAAAATGCCCGGTCAAAAAAGCTGAATTTTTGGACTGAATTTCGCGCATGGGCTACGCTTGCAATCGCTTTGATTGCCCTGATTGTTTCTATCGTGTCGCTATTGCTATAAGGGATATAATGATTGCTGCAACGCTTATCAGGTCTACAACCCACCAAACCGCCTCGTATGCTACGGGGTGGTTTTCTTTCAGCCAATGCCAAAACAAGAGCTTCACCCCCTTTCCGGTCCCTGCTGGCGGCGGGGCCGGAACCCCGCCGCCGCTGCGGTTTAGTCGATATTCAGCGCCGCCAATCTTTCCCCCGCGGTCATGCTGGAAAGTGTGTAATGCCATGCGCCGTATCCGGTCTTGAACCCGTGGTATTCGCCGCCGATTGCTTTAACCAGCTTTCTAACGGCCCTGTTGTACCGGCTGATTCTCTTTTCAACCTCCGGCAATTGCCCCGCGCCCTCATACGCGGCGTTCCGCTTTGCAAGGTCTGCGGGCAGGTCCATATCTTCCAGCCCGTACACGCCGCCGATTTTCGTTATTTTGATTAAGGAAAGGTCAACGCCCGCCGCCTTTGCCGCTTTTTTGAGTGTTGCCTTTGTCATGTGAAATCCTCCTTTGTGCTTTTGATTTCCCGCTTTGCAACTATATACTAACGCAAAACAGGAAATTTATCAAGTTTTTTTCGAAAAAATATTGCAAAGCGGGATTTTGCGTGTTATGATATGATTAGTGGAGGTGATTTAATGAACCCAAACGAACGGGTTAAAGAGCTTCGCAAGGCATTAGGGCTAACGCAAGGCAATTTTGGGGAAAAAATCGGATTAAAGCAGGCTGTAATCGGACAAATGGAAAAAGGGTCCCGAAATCTAACAGATAGGACGGTTTTACTCATTTGCGAAAAATATAGCGTCAATGAAGAATGGCTGCGCTATGGAACGGGGCCTATGTTCATAGAATCCGATTCAACGATTGTTTCCCAGCTTTCCAGCGTATACGGGCTTGACGCTTTCGAGAAAGTTCTAATTGAAGGTTTCCTAAAAATGAAACCGGAAGAACGGGCGGTAATAAAAACCTACGTCCGCAACCTGATAGACACGCTAACCACCGATGAAACCGCATACAAGGAATTTCGGGCAGAATATGACCGTGAACACGCATTGCCCTTTGCGGCCCGTGGGGGTGATACTTCCGGCCTTGCTGAAGCTGCGGAACGCTTTAACAGCACGTTTCCCGCCGCCGAAAACAAAGACGGAATGTAAAGCGAAACCATTTTTGACGCGGCGGCAATGGCCTTTCTGCTTGAACAAGGCATATCTGCACTTCCCGCCAACCCCTGCGCCATCCCGCCTAAAAATGGATGGTTGATTTTTAGCTACTCTGCATTTGCGGCACGGATTCAGGAAAGCCCCGCCTATCTGCAAACGCACTATGACAAAGACGGCTTTGTACTGTGGAGCGCCCCGGCGCAAACCTTTGTTATCTGCTACAATGACAGCGCCCCGCAAAATGAAATTCGCTGGACCGTTACCCACGAAATAGCGCATATCAGCTTGCACCATGTTTCCCCCGGCTGTCCCGTGCTGGCACGGCATGGAGCGGGAAACCGCCTGTATGAGCTGGAGGCGGAAAGTTTCGCGCTGCGGGTCCTCTGTCCCGCTCCCATCCTGCGGGAATGCGGGGTCGATACCCCGGAGGAAATCGCCGGTATGTGCGGCATCCCTGACACGCGGACCGGCGCGGCCCTGGCCTATGTCCGGGGGTTTGCCGCTGATTCCCAAACCGCCCCGCTGCTGTCCGGCATCATGCGACAATTTGCGGGATTTATCGAAAGCAATAAAAAAAACCGCCTGTATGAACAGGCGGCATCAAGAAACGGAGGTTTAATATTATGGCTGACAATCTGGCGTATCAAGAGGAATTGCGGGACGAAATGTTAAACGGCAAGGTTGTTTTAATGTCTCCGCGTCCTGCGGTCAATCACAATCTTGCTATGGGCAATATTTACCGGGCATTTGCAAACCGTTTAGACGGAAAGAAGTGCTTGCCTTTTGCAGACGGCACGGACGTTTATTTGACTGAAAAAGACCGGGTTGTACCCGATGTAATGATTATCTGCAAGAAAGAGATAATCAAGCGCAACGGCGTTCACGGTGTGCCGGATTTAATCGTTGAAGTTCTTTCCCACGGAACAGAAAAGAAAGACCGTGGATACAAAAAGGACTTATACGAAAAATGCGGCGTGCGGGAATATTGGCTTGTGGATACAGAAAACCAAACAGTAGAAGTTTACCTGCTGAAAAGCGGAAAATTTGTGCTGGATGAAGTCTACAAGGTTTTCCCTGATTATGTGGAACTGTCCGCCGATGAACAGGAACACTATAAAGGCGAAGTGCCGGTTTCCCTCTACGATGATTTTACTATCCCGCTTGAAGATATATTCCGCAACCTTTTTTGACAAAAAGAAAGCCGCCCAACGCTGCAACGTTGGGCGGCAACTGTAAAGGATACTTGCATACACCCGAAATACAATATACCCTTGCCTTATTGTATCATAAAGGGCGGGGGAAAGAAAGGGGCATTTTATGAAACAGGCAGAAACCGCCGCCGTTGCCCGAAACGCGGTTATATATGCCCGCTATTCCTCGCATAATCAGACGGAACAAAGCATAGAAGGGCAACTGCGCGTTTGCCATGAATACGCCCAGCGCGAAGGATTTACCATTGTGGGGGAATACATTGACCGCGCCATATCCGGCAAGACGGACGATAGACCAGACTTTCAACGCATGGTTTCCGATTCCCGCAAGCGGGCGTTTCAGTATGTCATTGTCTATAAACTGGACCGTTTCGCCCGGAACCGCTATGACAGCGCCGTATATAAGCACAAGCTGAAACAAAACGGGGTAAAGGTTGTTTCAGCTATGGAAAATATCGGGGACAACCCGGAAGGCATCATACTTGAAGCCGTTTTGGAGGCAAGCGCCGAATATTACAGTTTGGAGCTTGCCCAAAAGATTAAGCGCGGCAAGCGCGAAAGCGCTATGAAAGGGCAATTCAACGGCGGCACGCCCCCTTTCGGGTATAGGAGCGTTGACAGGCGGCTTGTGATTGATGAAGCAAAGGCCCCCTTTGTCAAAAGGGCTTTTGAACAGTACGCCGCGGGGGTCCCCAAAAAACGGATTGTTGCGGAGCTTAACGCGGCTGGCCTGCGGAACCGGAACGGGAAACCTTTTGGGCATACGGCCTTGCAGGTTGCTTTGCAAAATGAAAAGTACATTGGTATTCAACGCTTCAGCGATATTGTTATAGAGGACGCTTGCCCCGCCCTGGTTGACCGTGAAACCTTCGACAAGGTACAGGAACGCATTAAGCAGAACAGGCGGGAAGGCGGCAAAAACAAGGCTAAAATGGAATATCTATTGACTGGCAAAGCCTTTTGCGGCTACTGCGGAAGCACCATTACAGGGGTATCCAGTAAAGGCCGACATAACGAACCGCATTATTATTACGCCTGCCGCAATCGGCGGCTTGGAAACGGCTGCAAAAAGGCGTATGAAAAGAAAGACTTTTTAGAATGGTATGTTGTGGAACAGACGGTTGAATATGTTCTTACCCCGTCCCGTATACAGGAAATCGCGGCGGCGGTTGTTGCTGAATATGACAGGGAATTTAACGATACCAGAATTAAAGAGCTGGAGCGGCAAATTGCAAGGCTGGAGCGGGATATTGATAAACTCACCGATTCTATTTTAGATGTTCCTAAATCCGCATGGGCGGGTATTGGGCAGAAAATCGAAACTGCCACCATGCAGAAAAACGATTTAGAAATTGACCTTTCAAAGCTGCGCATTGCAAACAAAATCCGCTACACTGAATCGGATATTGTCGTATGGCTGAAATCGTTCTGCAAGGGGGACTTGTTCGACATGGAATTTAGGCGGCGGATTATCGACACGTTTATAAATTCCGTGTACCTGTATGACGATAGGGTTATCGTGTTTTACAATATCCGCGGCGGCAAACAGGTTTCCTATATTGACATGCTGGACGCAACCGAAGGATTCCCCGGCCTTGATGATGAACCGGCCCCCGGCGATTCCGGCGAATCCCCAGACGCAAAAGAGAAGCCAGACACCACTTCCGGGGTTAGACTTCTTAACGCTTCGCACCAGTGTACCATTAAGAAAGCAAACCCCTACTTTGTATTTATCAACGGTCTTTTTGGCTGTGTCTTTATCAGGGACAGGGAAAACGAAAAGTAAAAGAAACCGGCGCGATAGAATGCACCCTATCGCGCCGGTTTCTTTATTGTTCTGTATCCCGTTTTTCCTGTTCCTGCATCTGCGCATAGATTTCCGGGCTGTCCCGCTCCATCTTTTCTTCTATGGCTGCAATAATAAATTCATTCAGCGAAGCCCCCGCCTGTTTTGCTGCCATAGTGTAAAAGGCTTTCCGCCCCCGCCGCGCCCAGGGGTAAAGACGTTCATAATTTTCAGCATTGAACCCGCGTTTATAATCTGTCGGGTTGCTGTCCGTTTTTTTGGGCCGTCCCATACTCTCACCACCTTTATTTTATTTTACCCTATT